TTAGAAGTGTCAAGTGTTTTTTTATTTTTCTTTGTCATTTTTCTCTGCTTCCTTAAAAGCTTTAATTACATCTGATGAAAATAGCTTCTGTAAATTAACAAGAAACATTTTACTTGCCTTGTGGTCACCACCTCTTACAGTTTTAAAGGTGTCAAGCTTATCAACAATAGTTCTAAGTACATCTGTTTTAAATACAAGGGTACAGAACTCGTTGTCTCCAACACATAAGTTATGAAACCAATAGTCTGATTCAGTGGCTCTTATACCGGAAGGCTTACCCCACGACTCATACTCTATACATATGTTACCAGACTTCTGCCATAAATCTTTCTCAGACTTGACCTCTATCTTCTTACCGGTTAGCATCTCCTTTATCTTATCTTCTCTTATCTCTCCATACTCTAAATCAATATCAAATTTCTTCCTATCTTCTTTAATGGGTTTCACTCCAATCTCCTCCTATCTTGTATTCGCCGTCCAATGGACAACGAAGATTAAAATGTTCTCCTGCCTTTATTATACTATCGACTGCTGACCTACCAACAAAGTCGGCTTGGCTTTCAACTACTTCTATCTGCCACTCATCATGTATGTTAGCTACAAACTTGTAGTCAACCTTATTTAATTTTAATACATCATCTAATATCTGTAAACCTTTCTTCATAACAATAGCACCTGCACCCTGTAGTAAAGTGTTCAGTGCTGAATGCTGATTACGAACATAGAGTTTCCTGCCGTCTAATCCCTTAAGGAATTTTTTTGTTGAAGCTCTTTGTACTCTGTCTCTAAGAGATTTAAATGTAGGTTTATTATCAAAGAAATATTGTCTAGCTCTTTTGCCATCTGCTGTATTTCCACCAACCACAGACCCAAGCTTTTCATCTCCTGCTCCGTACATGAGGGCATAGATGAATGTCTTTGCCTTATCTCTTGATTCAAGCTGTGCAAGTTTTTGATTTGCTGTGTGGATATCTCCGTTAAGTATTTCATTTGTATAGTCCTCGTCATTCATATAGTGGGCTAACATTCTAATCTCAAGACCAGAAGCATCAACACCGATTAAAACATTACCCTCTTCTACAGTCCAACAAGCTCTACATTCCTTACCATAAGGGCTGTAGACTGCTGGTACTTGTGCCATGTTGGGGCTTCTATGTGTCATCCTTCCGGTGATAGCACCATTAGGAATCACAAAACCATGCACACGTCCGTCATCTTCGGTAGCGTCTATCCAAGAATCTATCTGAGCTATACGCTTTTGAAGTAGTAAGAACTGTGCTATTAAATTAGCTTCATGTATATGAGTAATAGCTGATAGCGTTTTCTCATCTACAATGGGTTGACCTGTAGGTGTAAATCTATTAGGCTTCCAACCGAAGTCAATAAGATATTCTCCTATTTGTTTACGGCTACCTAAATTAAAATCAACTAACTGCTGTCTCATAAATGGCTCAAGCTTTTGAGTCTTTATACAGTTATCATATTCATCATCAGTCATACCACGTTTAGATAACTCACCATCTTTTTTAATATAAGGAGTTACTAACTTAGCATCAACCCACTTAGGTTTGAATGTATTATGAACCTCATCTTCTATCGCTTGTTTCTTTTCTCTAAGGTCGGCAAGTAAAAGTAAGCCGTGCTTAGTATCAAACTTAAAGCCATCGACTTCTTGTTGTTTAACTATACCGGCTACTCGTTGCTCTAAAGATATACACTCCTTAGAAAAACCCTTACTCTCCTTTCGTAATTCCTTAAGAACAACAGCGTTAAGCTGAACGTCACGGACACAGTAGTCTAACATCTCTGTAGAATAGTTTAGATAATCTGTAAAGTTTATCTTATGATATCCTAGTTTGTATCCCCACTTCTCTAAGCTGTGACCACCTTCTCTGGAAGGATTGAACAGCCTAGATAAAACAAGAGTATCTATTATAGGTTTGTTAGATAGGTCAACACCACCGAACTTCTCTACCATAGGTATGTCAAAGCCAATGATGTTATGTCCTATTAAAGTATCTGCTTTAGTTAAGAACTCATACCCTTCTTTAAGTTTATCAGGAGGGAATTTAAATATCTCTCCTGTCTCTACATCTTGAGCAACAATACAATGTACCAGCGTTGCTTTAAGGTCATCTGTTTCTATGTCAAATACTAACTGCATTAAAATGCCTCTCCTGTGCTATCATCAAACTCAATGTCTTCATCAGTCAACTCAGATAGTCTACCTGTTTCTCCATCATATATAACTCTGGAAGCAAGTCCTACGTCACCGGTATACCTAGACTTAAGAACTCTCAACTTAGTTGTTCGTGCTTCTTCAGGGTCATCTGATTGTTGGTTACGTTCAAGAGCAATGACACAATCACTAAGCTGTCCAATACTATTTGAACCTCTTAGATGTGACAGAGATACTTCAACACCATTCTCATGTCCCTTGTTACCATCAACTCTACGCAAGTGGGAAACTAAAATGATTCCTGCACCTGTCTCTTCGACCAAACTTCTTAGTCTAGTCATGATAGTATCAATGGCTCGTCTCTCATCTCCATCATGAACTGCACTGACTAGCATATGTAAATGGTCAACGACCACCCACTTGCAATCACATCCAATAATCATGAAGCGAAGCTTGGTAAAGATATCATCAATATCATTCGTACCAAAGTGGGAATGTACCCATACTCTATTACGATTGTCGCCATCATACAACATATCAAACATTTTGTCAAGCTCTTCTTTAGAAAACTTCTCTCTTTCTTCATCAACATATAGTCTAGCGTTAGCTTCGATAGATAAGATACCATCAATGGTTCTTCTCCAATCTTCTTCTAATGCAATGATACCTACATTGTCTTTAGTATTCTTTATAAGATGATGCTCTAGTTCTCTAGTCACACTAGACTTACCAAGACCTGTACCACCTGTTAAAGTAATCAACTCACCTTGTCTCATACCATATAGCTTTTTGTTAAGTCCTTCGTAAGGGTAAGGAACACATGGTTTCTTCTCACGATTGTTAAACTTATCTCTCTGCTCCGTAACATTTATAACACCTGAAGGTGTGTAAACTTTAGAAGCCCACCAAGTTTCAACAAACTCTTTGTGTCTGTTAGACCTGAGCATATCGTTAGGGTCTTTGAAGCCGTTAGGTAGTGTAAGTATCTTAGCCTTTCCGGGTTTGAAAAGTCTAGCAACTTTAATCGCTGCCTCTTTACCTGCCTTGTCACTATCAAAAGCAATGATTACATTCTCAAACTCATCAAAGAACTCAAGGCTTTCCTTGATATCTTTAACTGCACCCTGTGCTCCACGCTTGATAGATACCACAGCCCACTTAGAACCTAACAGTTCGTAAGCAGACATGGCATCACACTCGCCTTCGGTAATGGTAACATACTTACCACTCTTAAACAACTGCTGTCCGAACAAACCGGTTTCGTTATATGTACCAGAAAGATAGAAATCTTTATTGATTACATTACGAATCTTGGTAGCTGATAGCTCATGTCCATTGTAGTAGGGATAGAAATGCTTAACGATGTTACCTTGTAAATCGCTCATGCTCTTAACCCCGTACTTAGTAGCTGTCGCTTGGGATATCTGTCTATCCTTTAGAGCATTAAACTGCCCACCTTCTACCATGTCCGGTTGTTTAAATGTTGTTGTCGTTGTCTTTGCTGTTTGCATATCTTTTCCTCCACATGCTTTGTCATAACTAGGCATGAATTCACCACAACTGAAACACTTTGCTGAATCATCTTCGTTGATTCCTACAGCATCACTGCTATCGCAAAGTGGACAGGGTTGGTGCAACTTATCCCATGTTTTATTTTCCATGTTAGCCCTCAATATAAACTAAGACTCTTCCGAGTCTGTGTCTACAGCTACTACTTCTTCTTCTTCTTGTTCTACTATAGCTTCAGGACTTTCCCTTAGCACAGTTTCAAGATTGCTTTGATGTCCTTGTGAAGCATAGTTCAAAGCTTCAGTCAACACGTTCAATGTACCTATCTTACTGATAGATACGTTAGCACCTGCTCTCTTCTGGTCATCTTTAATCTTTGAAACATCATAGACTGCTTCACCATCATCATTCTTAATACTAATAATCATATTAAAATTCCTCGTTGTCTGAAGCTTGTTCAGTGTATTCAATTAGATTAGAAACTTTCACAGCTACTAGCTCGGCGAATGTTCCATACTTTCCTGTATAGGGTTTAATCTTTACAGTTACGTCAGACCCATTACCTACACTAACGTCTAGTGCGTTACCTTCTCCGTCAACTAACTTAGGTACTTGGTTGGTAGTCCCGTCATGCTTGACAGCATTCCTACTAAATGAGAAAGCTGGTTCATCATACTTAGGTTGACCATCTCTAGTCCTTACCTGTGACAAGCCGATACCTTCTAACCTACTAGCCGTATCCGTATCCGTTAGTACAACTATCCCATACTTGTGTGGTTCAAACTTAGTGTTAGGTGTACTAACATTTGCCCACATTGCCTTTCCTTCTATATACTCATACATATTATTTTCTCCTTTGGTTTGCATTAAGTGTTCCGATTGTATCACAGTTAAACTTTATTGTCAAGTCTTTTCTGCTTTCTTCTTGCATTGTTTCTATCCCTTGTGAATTGGATATCGGGTTGCAAGTTTTCCCATAGCTCGTTTAAACAGTCTTGCCTATCCTCTTTGGATAACTTAGTAACTATTTTTATGTCTGATTTTTTTGGAATCCAAGTGTCCCAGTATTGTTTGTCTTGACAGTTATCCTGCCATGACCACTCTATTTTGTCAAATGAAAATATCATATAGCCCTCCAGCTTTAAAATTAAAAGGGTTAGTTTTCAGTGATAACCAGCACTCGAACATTATCTTTTATAGACACCGAACGACTGTCTGTGTTCAGGGTGCTTTCCTCCAAGAACATGACTACGCTACCTAGCAGTCCGTAAGCCTAGAAAGTAGTAGGAGCTTATATCTACTACCAACTCTAGGATTTAATCGTATACTATAGGTTGAGGAAGTATAGTTGAGGGCTACCCCATAGTAAACAAGAATCTATTATAACACAGCTAACCCTCATTGTCAACCTTTAGATTTAATATCTTTACTTCATAACTATCGTCTTGCCAACTTACCTCGTAAGATATTGTGTCATTAGGGTTTTCGTAGTTGTGTTTATCAACATGTTCTGTCCACTTTTTATAACCCTTCTTATCCATTAACACCTTAACCCTTACCTCCATTTAATATTTTAAGTACAGGTTTCTCTACCTCTCTGTGATAGTTAACCTCACTGTCATCACCATACTCTGTGTACTGATAGGTTGTTTGTATCGCACTATCAGTATCTAACTTTACATCTCCTTCCTTACCTATGTCTACTAAACACATTGCATTTAGTATCTCTTCTTCTTCTAAGAGTTTGTCTGAAAGTATCTCGAAATGTCTTACGTCTACTGACTGTTCTGTAACCTTATACTTATGCTTCATTACATTCTATTCCTAAACAAAACTCTAAGATTATCTAACCTATCCTCTGATAAATCCTGTAGATGTTTAGGTACAGTATCATATACATCTTCGCTGTTCTCTTCTGTATCTATCATTGGTGCATTAGCATAATGCTCATCTATTATATTATTTATATCTTTATTATCTATCATATCTTTTCCTTATTATTAATTATTAATTTCATTATGTGTTTAATTGTTTTCGATTGTATCATATTTTTAATCTAATTGCAAGAACTTTCTTCATAATGTTTTGCCATCTCAGTTAGTTCTTTATTTGTTATAGTGTTTAAACACTGTGTAGATAAGAACCTTATAACCAACGAAGGTACATCACCTCCTGAAGGGTGTTCGTAATAGTACATATAGTTATCTTGCACATAGTTTAAACAGTCTTCAAGTAAGTCAGCCGATAGAGTCAATACCCTGCCGTCTACCATGTCATATATCTCATCAACAATTCTCTGTTCATACCTTTCTATTCCTGCGTTACTCATTAGTATCCCCCTGTATGTAAAAGCTCATCAACCATACTAGATAGTATAGTCTTTAATGCTTCTAAGTCTTTTGCTTCTCTGATAGCAACTCTATA